TAAAGCAGCGATTATTATTCCTGCTTTGAAATGGTTGTCTGATCCTGCGAACAGAGAAAAAATAGCAAATATGATCGAAGCCCTTTCTAAGTTGGTAACTTTCATCTTTAAATTCGCAGAATTTGGTGTTGTTAATACTATTGAAGGATTATATACGTTACTATCAGATAGTACTACTCCTTGGGAAAAAATAGGAGGACTTGTACAAGGATTAACTGGACTTGGAACTTTATTATTAGGTCTTCGATGGTTAAGTAATCCAACTAGAATTATTACAGATTTTGGTAATGTACTCATCTTCCTTCATAATAATCTAATTAGAGGTAGAAGGGGATTACTAGGTAGAGCTGGAGCACTTGGATTGATTGCAGCAACTGCTTATGGTGGATATAAACTTTATGAATATATGAAGGAAGATGGATCTGGTGGAAGACCAGATCCAAGAGATGACGGGTCTGAAGAATATGCAGGAGTTGATAAAGCAAGTGTAACCTTAGGTGATAGTGGAAACGTAACCCTTGATAGGGATGGTAATCTCACAGGTGCGTTAGACTTTACTTTAGGTGAGAATGTTAATATCCAAATTAATACGGATAATGATATAACTCCAGATGATAAGTCTAGTAATTGGTTAACTAACTTATTCAAAATAGGGAACAGTATCTCTTCTACGGATACTAATATAACTTCAGATGATAAGTCTAGTAATTTATTAACTAACCTATTCTCTTCTACGGATACTAATATAACTACTTCAGATGATAAGTCGGGTAATTGGTTTACTAACTTATTTAAATCTACTGGCGGTTTTGTACCTTCACTAGCACAAGGAGGATGGATTAGTGGACCACAATCAGGATATGGAGTTTCATTGGATGGAGGGAGATCCACTTCGTTCATCGGACATGGAACTGAGTACGTTGCTAGAAAGAGCGATGGGGGAGCTTTCGTCGTTCCTTTTGATACTCCTGGAACAAAAACACAACCAAACCTAACAGAAAGGAGGATAAGTGAGGGTAAGAGACTAGGATTTGACTTAGATGGTTTTAGTAAAGGAGGAACTTTACCAAAAGATATGATACTTTCGCAGAAAGCTGCATTTGATCATGTATATAATCTAGCAAAACTAGCAGGAGGAGCAAAATACCCCGAAATTGTTGCTGCTCAAGCAATGCACGAATCAAACTACCTAAATCCTAGCATTAATAGTGTTTATAATGCCACAAACAGAACTAATGCTTTTGGTCAAACTGGTGATAGGGGATGGGGTACTATTATTAGAAAGGGTTTTAAAGTAGGTTGGTCAAAATATGATAATTTATTAAGTGCAGTAGGCGATAATATTAAACTTTGGCATGATGTTTCTAATCATCCTGGAAACTATAATGCTTTTGGTAATATTTTAGATGGTATTGCTTCAGTTGCTCCAGTATATTCACCCAATGCAGATCCTGAAAATATTAAAAAAGGACATACTACTGACACGTATAGTGCAGGAATGATCAGAGCATTAAAAGTTGGTGGATTTGATATTAGTAATATGAAAGATAAAACTCCTAAGTCTTCATCTAAAAGTGGTTCGAGAAAAAGACCGAATGATAACATGTTCTCAAATTTAATAGGTGGTGTTAAGAGTTTCCTTGGATTTGGTGATAAATCAGAAAGTAGTGATAAGAAGACAAAAACACAAAATAAAGTAAAGGCTATCAAACCCGCATCACATCCTGATACAGGTTCTGGATTTACTGTTGCAGGAACAAGGGATCAAAGTGGTAGACCTTTAGTATTCTCAGAACCAGCAGCACAAATGTTTGCTGCAGCAATGAGAGATTCTGGAATCGACTTAGGATCATTTGTTGCAAGTTCTGGTAGAAGTAAAGCTAAGAACAAGGAAATTGGTGGAGATCCTAATTCACATCATCTATATGGTGAAGCACTTGATATTAACGGTGAAGGATATCAATGGTTGAAAGCAAATGGTAAACGTTTTGGTTGGCAATATGTTTACAACCATAATCCTGATAGTGCTCACTTTAAGTATGTTGGTGCTAAATCAGGTACTACTCCGATTTTATCAGAAGCTGGTAAAGAATATGCTGGTGGTAATAGTCTTCATGGACATATAGGTGAAGGTGCTCGTGAGGGTTCTCGTGGAGATAGTGGTAAAGGGACAAATAAACAAGGATCTCAAGAATCACAAAAGAATATTCTGCAAAATCTATTTGGAAGCAAAGAGAAGGGTGGGAAAGGTGGTGCAGATGGTCCAGCAAAAGAAGGTGGTAAAGGATCAGGTCAATTCCAACAAGTAAGGCAACAGAAAAAACTAGAGCAACAGACAAAAGAAAGAAATAATGCACGTCGTCAGGTAGCTGAGAGAAGTCAAGAAATGATTAAAGAAGTTATGGCAGCAGTTGCTCACCAAAATGGGGTAAATACTCAAGCAATCCAAGCAGCACACACAGCGTTAGCATCAGTGGCAGGACAAACAGGTGCAGGTAATCCGACAATGATTCCAAGTAGTTCTGGTGCAGTCGGATCTATTGCATCTACTTTACAATCTTCGTGGAGTAATATGAGAGGTTTAGTCAGATGACAATTAGAAGAAATGAATCGGGGGATGTTGAGGTAAGAGTCAACGTCTTTAGGAATGGGCAAAAACTACAAAGTTCTGACGGTAATGATGACATCTACGATTTTATTACGGGTATTGAAATCTATGAAAGTATTACTTCATCAACCATAGAGGTACAACTTCTCTTTAATGATGGTTCTGGATTTATAGGTGCTATGACTGGATCTGAACAGTTTAGAATTGTAATTAATGGAACAATTCTTGACAGAGTTTATTATGTTCGAGCATATAATATTGAGGCAAGAACAAGAATGAATACTGCAGATTCATTTATTGTTAATTGTGCTAGTGATGAATTTTTCCAGAATGAGATTACTAACGTATTTGGAAATAGTCAAGTTGTATTTAATTCCACATCATCTTCTGAGATTGTAGAGCAAATTTTGAAGACAGATCAAAGGTATATAAGAACTCAAAAGAAGATTTATATTGAAGAATCTACAAACAAACAGCAGTTTATAGCAACAAATTGGAGACCATATGATTGTATCTATTGGCTTGCACAAAGGTCAACACGAAAAGCAAGAAAGGGTGGTACTCTTCAAAATGGGTTTATTTTTTGGGAAAATGGTTTAGGTCTTAATTTTAAGTCTATTGATAAAATTATTGATAATGTAAACAATCAAACTGAGTCAGACAGTAATTTTACTACAGGTGCGACTAAGTTGTACACCTATGTTTATTCGACAAAATCATCTGGTTCAGATGCATCTGATCAATTTAAAATTGAGACTATAGTATTTCCAGAAGAGAGAGACTTCCTAACTGGATTGCGTAATGGTGCTTGGGCAGGATTTAGTATGGGTTTTGATCCTGTTACCGTAACTCAATCTAAGATGGGATTGAGTACAGATATGTCAGTGAATGCTTACCGTTATGGTATAGATGCGATGTGGCCAAAGATGTCACATTTGGATGAGAGTAAATCAGTTAATCCATTATCACAATTGGATGATAACATTAAACAAATTACTCAGTATCCAAGACGTACAAGATATACTGCTCTATCAAATCAAATTTTTGATCCAAAATTTCAAGATAATCCTCAAAAAAATTATGAAGAGTTGGTAGAACTTCAGGCATACCAATGGATGAGGTTTGAGTCTTTAAAGAATATTAAGTTAATGATTAAATTTCCTGGTAATCTTGATCTGTATGCAGGATCAGGAATGAATGTAATTATACCTGCAACATATAAAAGGAATCAAACCACAGATATAGATAGAAAATATAGTGGAAGATATGTCATTGGTGGGTTGACACATAAGATTGTTGGTACTAATATGACTACTGAAGCATTATTATTGAAAGATTCAATACCAAGGAAAACTTCATAATGCCCATAAATACTAATGTATCAAAGAGGTACAACAATGAAAACAATAGAACAGCATATTGAAAAAGACCAAGCTATTCTTGGAGATCCAACTACTAATCCACAGATGCGTCGTCACATTGAAGGCGAACTACATGACTTGGAAGAGTATGCTTCACATCACGCAGCAGAGATAGCAGCAGGAGATCATCACGATCCCAATACAATAGAACTATGGTGTGACCAGCATCCAGACGAGCCAGAGTGCTTAGTATATGACGATTGATGACAAACTTTTTATCATGGTTACTTGGAACTTGGTCTAATAAGCATCAAGCACAATCAGCTCCTACTTTATATAAATCTGTAACTGTTAAGTGGGAGCAAAATGATGAGTTTATAAATTCGATTCATTGGGGTAGAAGAAAATCCGATGATCCGTATTTAAAAACTTATAAGAAATTGGTAGAGGTGTCGGATAAAAAAGTTATTTTAGAACATTGGGGTGGAACCTATAGTGGTTTAACTCGCAATGAAGAATGTGATATGGTATTAAAATTTGATGGTACAGCATGGATGGGTCAGTTTGATACTAAAAATATTCATGCTGAACTTGCTGTGTATGGCACTAAACTTTTTATGAGAGATAAATTCTTAGACTCTAAAGGTAGGATTCTTTGGGGTGCAGATGAAATATATAAGTTTGTGAGAGTTTAATTATGGATTCAGGAAAGTATATAAAACCATGGGTTCGACTGTCAATGACAGTTGCCAATTATATAAGAGAGGAATTAAAAAGTTTTCCTGATGTTACACATATGGAAAACAAATATCCTATTGTGGAAAATGATAATGTATTCATTATCAATGAAATGCATCAGAGTAAGAAACTTAGAAAGATGCATTTGGAAACTGGATATACGGAAAATATTTCTGTAATGCATTGTGTATTATATCCTATTCCTGATTATCCTATACCTATTTTTGGTGCTGATGTTGTAGAAACTCCTCATGCAGTTACTGCAGCAATTGTTGATATATCACCTGTGTTTGGAACTCAAAAATATGTGGATGTATATAAGGACATAGCATACAAGTATAAGTTTAAAGAGAATAGAGTCTTACCTTTATGGACTGATGAGGTTTTCTCACAAGGATGTAAGTTTATGCGTATCAAAACGGATGAAGAAAGAGAAATGTATATGAATCTAATTAAAGAATCTATTCAACTCTATAAAGGTATAGTAGAAAACTCTGAGTTTGATATGCAGTGGATTAATACTATGAAGAGAATTGATGATCAGATTTATTACTCTAAACAACAGAGAAAGAATAAAAAGACTAAAGCAGTTTTGAGTCAATGGTTCGATCCCCAGTGGGCAGAGGATTATATTAATGAAATTCTCTTTGACACAAACGTAATAAATAAATCGTAAGGATAAAAGTATACAATGTCTTCAATTGAAGGAATTACTAATGAACCTGCCGTAAACTTTGTAGGGAAAGACGGATTTTTCTGGTGGGTTGGTGAAGTAGAAGATAATGAAGATCCTATGGAGTTAGGTAGGGTTAGAGTTCGTGTGCTTGGATATTATACTAATGTAAGAGGTGGGACGACAGCAGATCTTCCTACAGAAAATCTTCCATGGGCAACAGTATTACAACATACATGCCAATCAGG